GATGAGGCATCTATCTCAACGTGGTGCCTGTCAAACCTGGTGGCGCAGGAAAGCCACACATTAGAGGCCTCCAGCCTCTCATGGCCACAGGGAGACTGTACGTTCACCCTACGCACCACCTACTTCGCAACGAGGCCGCAGATTACCCGCTCGGAGAGCATGACGACATCCTCGATGCTTTGGCTTTGCAGCTCCAGCTTTTCCGTGGGCAGATGGCCCCTGAACGCTGGGCAAAATATAAGGAGTCGGAGCGTAAGCTCCTCCGTGTCCTCCAAGGGAAGGCACGTGACCCAGGTGCTCCAGTAGATGCTCATGGGCTCGTGATAACCCCTAATCGCAGAAAGGGCATTCTCGATGTAGATGAAGATGACGTCGAAGATGTTCCGCAGCGATGGAGCGACATGGTGATTGGCTAATGAATCCATCGACACTTAAAGAGTGGGGCCTCTTTGCAGGGGCATGTCTAGTGTATGCCTTCAGCCTAGGCGTCATGTGGACAAAGCTGGTTACGAAGGTCAATGGGCTGGGCGGGAGAGTTAAGAAAGTGGAAGAGAATTGCTCCACGACTGCTTCCGAAGTCAAGTCCCTCACTGCGAACGTGGCTGAGTATCGCCGCGATGTGCAGGAGGTTACTGGAAAGATCGGGCGAATCGACAAGGGCCTCGAGGATCTCCATGAGGAGATTCAGCAAGGCAACATCGCGCTCGGTTCTCAGCTGTCTGAAGTTTCTCGTGCACTGACCAAGATGGACAAGGACATCACTGGCCGCCTCATCGCGGTTGAAGTGCTCGCGAAAATCGAGCAGAAGCTCGGCAAGCCAATTCCAACAGACTGATAGGAGCATCTCATGGACTGGTTCTCCAACATCCTCAGGACCTTCGGCCCGCGTGCAGCGGCGGCCGGAGCAGCCATCGCGGCTGACAAGATCGCTCGCAGCACTGGCGTCGTAGTCGATCCGGCTACCCTCACTGGTCTCGCGCTCGCAGTGTACGCTGCGGTGCACAAGGGCATCAGCGCGAAGGTCAACCCCGGCGACGCTGCCAATGGTCGTGTCGCGAGCGCCGAGAAGGTGGCCGCCGACAATGGCTCCACGGTCGTCGTGAAGGCATCGAAGTAACATGCCACTCACCCTTCATAAGGCCGAGACGCCCAACTTCCGCAAAGGCCGGAGGGGTGAGTTCGGCATCGACCAGATCGTCATCCACGTCACTGAGGGTGAGGCAGAGGGAACTCTCAGCTGGTTCGGCTCGGCGAAGTCAGGGGTCAGCGCACACTACCATGTCCGCAAGACTGGCTGGATCGACCAGTTCGTGGACGAAGACGACGAGGCATTCCATGCGGGGAGAGTGAACAACCCCACAGCTCCCCTTGTTCTGGAGCGCCTCGACGTCAACCCGAACTACTACAGCATCGGGATCGAGCATGAGGGTAGCGGTAACGAGGATCTCACTCCCGAGCAGCGGAAGTCCTCGATCATGCTCCTCAGGGACATCAGCACTCGTCGGAGCATTCCGCTCAACCGTCGTCACGTAGTCGGGCATCACGAGATCTTCTTTCCGAAGACCTGTCCCGGCGCCATCAAGGTGGACACTCTCGTGTCACAAGCAGCCGCGAACGTCCACCCTGGCTCTCCGGACAAGGAGATTCCTCGCGTGGTGTGGTCAGGGTTCTTCGGCGACTATCTCATCGTCACGAAGTTCGTCAGTGACAGTGAGTGGTACTTCGTCAAGGCAGGCGATCTCGAAGGTGCAAGAGTCATGAAGGCTCAGACTCCGCTGAGCAACATGCCGACGGCGAAGTGATTCAATTCTGAATACCTGACATGCCCGATATTCAGTTCATTGGCGACCAGGGGCAGATGGATGCTCCTGAGGAAGCGACAATCGAGGGGGTAGTTCCGGAGGAGGAAACTTCTTCGGAATCACCCTACCCCGATGCCGTCTTCCCGATGTCCGAGGACAATGAGAAGCGACTGAAGGCGCACATCGAGGAGTGGATGGCCGCTCTTCGCAGCGCTCAGCAGCAGAAAGTCGAGGAGTGGGCAGATCAGGAAGCCGCCTACCGTGCGATCTCCCTCGGACCGCAGAACCATCCCTTCGTAGGCGCGTGTGGAGATGTGGTTCCTGTCATAGCAATGGCAGTTGATCCCATCCACGCTCGCCTCGATACGGGCATCTTCAAGGCCAAGCCGATCTTCAAGCTCACTGGCCTCAAGAAGTCGATCCTTCCATACATCGACGCGCTCGAGCAGTGGATCGAATACTACCAGAAGCATCGTGTGAGGTTCCGTGGAGTGGCGTCTCCTCGCCTGTTGGAGATGACGAAGCACGGTACGATGATCTACAAGACGGTCTATGAGCGGGAAACGTATACCCTCAAGACCTACAACAAGAAATGGGAGGTGGTGGACAAGGAAGTAACCACCTTCAGCGGCCCGAAGACCTACGGAATCAGCATTCAGGACCTGCTCTTCCCGCCGGGCTACCAGCATATCAACGACTGTCCCTTCGTCGCCGAGCGGATTCGCACCTCTTTCGGTCAACTCAAGATCGCAGAGGCGTCGAAGAAGCTCAAGAACGTCGATAAGTGCAAGGACGGGGAGACGAACACCAAGGATGTCCTCAGGGAGGAGCGGCAGATCAGCTCCAACCATCAAGACGCCATGCGTACGGTAGGCGATAACATCGAAGTCTGGGAGATTTGGTGCGACTTCGTCATCGACGAGGCGAAAGGCATCCCCTCTCGGCTGGTTATCACCTACGACGAGAACTCTGGCACGTTCCTGCAGCGCAGATACAACTGGTACTTCCACCAGCGCAAGCCATACACCGTCATTCCTTACCAAGTCACCAACGATTCGCTCTACGGGATCGGAATTGGTGAGATGTCGATGTTCTTCCAGGATGCACAGACGAAGTGGCACCGGATGGCGACTGATAACGCCTACCTCGCCAACATTCGCATGTTCATCGCGAAGAAGGACAGCGGTATCGAGGAAGTCCCCAAGCTCTACACAGGGAGAACCTTCTTTGTTGACAATCCGCAGACTGACTTCATCCCCTTTGCTGCCGCCGACGTCTATGCTTCGACACTACAGGAGCGTCAGAACCTCCTGGGTCTCAACGAGAAGCGTACGGGTGTTAGTGACTACCTCACGGGAAGGGAATCCCCAGTCGTGGGTTCTCGTGCGACGGCTACGTCCACGGTGGCGCTCATTCAAGAAGGCACTCGTCGCGTCGAGGAAGTCCTCGAGAACGTAAGGGGCGGCTATGCGGAGATCGCGCAGCTGTGGATCTACATTTGGATTCAGTATGGCCTCGATGGGATAGACGACATCGTCTTCGGCGATGATAAGGTCGGTCAACTCGTCAAGGACTTCTTCGACAAGGTAGATCAGGAGAACGTCGTAGGCATGATCGCGATTGACCTTGCCGCGACGGATGCTGCGAACAACAAGAGTGTGCAACAGCAGGTCCAGCTGGCCGTCATTCAAGTGATGATGCAGTATCTTGACAAGCTGGTCCAGGCAGGACAGCTTGCCCTGTCGGCTGCAGCGTCGCAGCCAGCTTTGACGGGACTCATCGGAGCGGTCATGGAGAGCGCTCGGAAGATGTTCACAGATCTCCTGTCGAAGTACGACATTCGCAATCCAGAGGACTACCTGCCTGACCTCGAGGTGTATCTGAAGAATGCCGTTGCCGCAGGACAAGGACAAGCGGGAGGACCTCCTGCTGGCGCTGGAGGAGCTGAAGGAGCATCGGGGGTGGGAGGCAGTGGCGGATCGACTACGAACCCAACTGCAGAATTCGCAGCGAGAGCTGGAGTCAGCGATCCCAGTGCACCGATTCCGGCAGCTACAGGGTGAAGTACAGGCTCTGATTAGAGCCAATCGCGTTCTCGACGATCTCGAGAAGGAACTCAAGCGGGAGACCTGAGCATGGTGCCAGGCGATGACTCCCCAGCATTTGGCGAATCGTTCACTATGGACGAGATCGAAGCCGGTGCAGGGGCAACAGCAGTCGAGAAGCCGGACCTGAGTAAGGTCCTGGCTGACGGCGACGATGTACCCGAAGCGTATCGGGGCAAGAGTGTCAGCGAGATCATCAGGATCGCGGAGACGGCTCGCACGACGATGAACGAGTCGGTGACGGCAGCTCGCACCGCTGCAGAGGCTGCGCGGGATGCGGCAGCTGCAATCGGCACGAGGCAGGATCCACCCCCTACTCCCCCAAAGGAGCTCACGAGGGAGGAGATCAAGGCTCTGTACGACGAAGATCCGATGGCGGCCCTCGATGTGATCCAGCAGCAGGCCGAGCGTCGCATCGCTCAGCATGTCGAAGATCGCATTGCGCCACTCACCAGTGGCACGATGGGCGCTGCGGAGAACTGGGCGAAGCAGGAGTTCCCCGATGAGTTCGAGCTGTTCGGTGACAAGATCGCAGCGATGATCGCTTCCGTCCCGAACAAGCAGATCTTCAGCGGGAAGAAGGGATGGGAAGATGCCATTGCCTACGTTCGTGGGCAGAAGGGCAACTTCGAGAAGCTGATGGATCACAGGAACAACAAGGGCAACTCGGATGAAGCGGCAACTGCGCGGGAACGTGAGCGCGCGAATGCAGGCTTCACCGGACGCAGCACCACGACCGCACGCCAGCGTGAAGCTGCGCGTTCCGCCGACAGCGGTGACATGAGCGAGCAGGAGAAGGGCATCGCTCAGCGCTTCATCGATGACGGCACCTTCAAGGACATGGCGGAGTATCGCCGCTGGCAGAAGATGGGAGGTTGAGATGGGACTGGAAGAACTGAAGGCCCTTCGTGAGAAGGAAGAGCGCACGGTCCCTGGGCTCCAGATTCGCACTCCGCGTCAGCGTCTTCTCGACGCGCGGGAAGTCCAGGAAAAGCACCCTGACAAGCACGTCAGGTGGGTGAACATCAAGGATCCCGAGAAGGCTGAAGCCAGGAAGGAAGATGGCTACAGGCGTCTCACTTCCGAGGAAGGAGGCAGGCAGCTGGGGGATCAGGCAGCACTGTTCGCAATCCCGAAGGAACAGGCCGATCAGAAGAAGAAGGACATCGCTGACGAGAATCAGGCGCGTCTCGATGCCCACAAAGCTTCGATGCGGCGGGCTGCCGAAGAAGGTGCAAGGTCACTTCGGGACAAGGCAGGACTCAACGTGAGCGCCGACCGGCTGCTCATCGACGAGTCCTAAGTACCAGAGGGCAAAAGCATGGCAAGCGAATTTCCCATGCAGACCGCCTACGGACACGACAAGTCGACGGTGGAGGAGTACACTCCCGGAACGGCAGCGAATGCCTTCGTCGTCGGCGACTTCGTGATCCTTTCTGGTGTCGAGGCACGCGTAGCGGGAGCCAATCCCACTGCGATCCTCGGCTTCAGCGAAGTCCGTAGCGAGGATGCAAAGCTCCTGACGGCCAACGGAAAGGTTCCCGTTCGCCAGATCACGAGCGAGCACGTCCTCCAGATGTGCAGCGATACCACTCCGGTGGAAGCGACGCACCTGGGGCAGGAGTACGGCATCACCAAGGACGCCACCACAGGCAACTGGAAGGTGGATGTCAGCAAGACGGGCGGCACCGCTCGTGTGTACGTGGATCGCCTCAACATCGCCGAGGGGATCTGGTTCGTGAAGGTCCTTGCCGAGTTCATCGGCACTGACGGCATCGACAGCTAACCCGGGAGGCAAGCGAAATGACCATGTTCAGAGGCGGCTTCAGCCGCTTCCTCGCCCCTGGGTTCCGCAAGGTCGTGTTCAACACCTACAAGGAGCGCCCGATGGAGGGCTCCAAGTTGGTGAACATGAATACTTCCAAGCGGGCGTGGGAAGAGGACATCGAAGTCGGGGGCTTCGGCACCCTGCAGCCCAAGGTGGAGGGCGGTCCGATCGTCTACCAGGACATCCCGACTGGCGCTCCGAAGCGCTACGTCTGGACGACCTTCGCACTCGGCTTCCGCATCACTCAGGAGATGATGGAAGACGATCTGTACAGCATCTTCGGCAACAAGATGTCGAAGCAGCTGGGGCGCTCTGCCCGCAACAACATGGAAGTCGTCATGCACGCGCCTTTCAACAGCGCGTTCGATACGGCAGTCAACGGCTTCAAGGCCGGTGAGTCGCTGATCGGCACGCATGTCGGCCTTCGGGGAGCGACGCAGACCAACGCGCCCGCCACTCCGACGGATCTCACGCTGCCCGCGCTTCAGGCGGCGCTCGAGCACTTCCACAACCTGAAGGACGATTCCGGCATCTCGATGGTGTCCAAGCCGGTGAAGCTCGTCCACTCGATCGGCGACTACTGGATCGCCAATCAGATCCTCAAGAGCCAGTTCCTTCCTGGTGGCAACCAGAACGACATCAACCAGGTCGCGCGCGAGGGCATCACTCCGGTCCTCGATCACTTCCTGACGGACCCAGATGCGTGGTTCGTCCTCTCGGACGAGTACGACATCAACTACTTCGCCCGTCGTCCCTTCACCATGAGCAACATGGACGACTTCGAGACGGGAGATGCCAAGTTCAAGGGCACCCTCCGTAGCGGCGCCGGGTTCGGCGGCTGGCGCGGTATCTACGGCTCGACGGGGGTGTAGTCATGCCCCTGCCTGCTGGCTACACAGGTGCACACCAGTGGAATGCTCGTAGCAACGGCCGAGTGATTCATGGATCAGGTCTCATCCACGAGATCTTCACGAATCCCCCGGCAGCTGTCACGAACGGCTACTCGGTCACGCACCTCGGCGCAGCGGCGGCTGGTACTCGCAACATGGTCCTCGGAGGTTCGCTCGCCTCTGGGGGCGTCGGAAGGCCGTCGTTCGGAAGGAACGTCGTCATCACTGTGACGCACGCGTCTGCAGTCGTGGCGATGAGCGGGACGATCTACGGAACAGATGCTGCCGGGAAGCCGCTGCAGGAAGATTGGGCGGTCACCGCTGGCACCGTCTCCAAGACGTTCACTGGTACGAAGGCATTCTTCACGGTTTCTCGCATCAGCGAGACTGTCGCGGCGGATGCATCTGCCAACAGCATCATCGCGGGAACAGGCGTCGTGTTGGGTCTCACGGCGAAGGCTTCCGTTGCAAGCCCCGTCAAGGAAGTGGTCGACGGCGCACTGGTGACGAACGGAGTGCTGGTTGCTGCCTCGGCAGTGGCCACCGCTGATCCGCTCGGTACCTACACGCCGAACACTGCTCCCGATGGAGCCCACGATTACGAGATCTGGTACATCAGCGACAATCCGGCGGACTCGTAGCCGCCCGGTAGACATTCAAATCCGAATACCTATGATCACGCGACTGGCTATGGTAGCCTGCTTTGGGCCACATGAGGGGCCGTGGCTCCGCGCTCGAGGGAACGAGACGGGCATCAGGATCACTTGCCTTGGGGAAGGGGAGATGGTTGTTGCGAGGCATCAGAACGGCTCTGCCGAAACGCACGAGACGATGATGACGAGCAATGGCATCTTCCCTCTCCCCCCGAAGTTCAGCAGGATCAGCTTCAAGAAGCTTGGCGGCGCGAAGCCCACGACAGTTGAGCTCGTCGTCGGCTGATGCCTGGCTATCCGCTCGGAATCAGGGAGCTCTCGGCCGACTTTGGAGGGATCAAGACAGGTAACCTGTCCCTTCTCAAGCGGCCGGATGCCCTGACGTTTGATTACTTGACGGCGTTCAGCCTGGGGCCAGTTGCCCTTGGCGATTCGTCGCAGGGTCCAATTGCTCGTCCTTGGTACGTGCGTGCAGACAATGCCACAAAGACTGTCTTCACTGCCAAGGCGAATGACACTAACGATGGATGGGAAGCTGAACAAGTTCTGTTCGTGTGGGTAGGTAATGACATCAATGAAGTAGACTTCGCATTCGAGCAGGCGGGCAGACCTGTCGTCACCGCTGAGCGGACGATTGCTGGAGTGAAGGAAATCTGGCTGTATTGGTTCAAGCCGTTTCTCGGAGCTTTCACGTTCGAGAAGTTCGACAACGGTAGGACTCCCCGCTTGGTACTGGACAACCCTCCGGATACTGCCAATAGCGACGTTGAGTTCTTCTATCTCAAGACCGGAGTTGGACTAGTTGTTCGCACACAGCGTGAGGCATACGCAGTTGCACATGCTACCCCTCATGTCGAAGAGACTGACTGGTATCTGGAAGATGTATTCTACACGAACTCCTGGCGGGTAGCACTGCTTCTCGTCAAGCACAATCCCGGTGGGCAGTATGTGAAGAAGCGGATGGAGACGGCGCTGATGCCAGTCTTCTTCCTTCCTGTGCTCGACAGGATGACGGTAGGTGGTGATCTGTTGTCTCTTGAGGATCGCATCACGCTGATTCATGTGGCACAAGAGTACGACACATACACTGCTGGCGTGGACATCACTGCAATGGATGACCATGCGCTGTTCATCTTCCACACTATGTATGATACAGATGGTATGACCCTTGCTCAGGGATTCCAGAGCATCGACGACCACACCATCTTGATTTTCCATACACTGTACGACAAGAACGAGATGAAAGTTCCAATGACTCTCACCAGTGCAGATGAT